CCCATTTAAACCGGCCCCAAACACTGACCCAGCACCTAAAGGTGAGTTACCAAACTTTTTGAAGTTCAATACTATGAATATAAAATTAAAGGAAGATTAATAAGATGAATAAGACAGATTTAGTTAATAGATTACGAAGAAGACTTAATGAGGCTCCGATTGATTATGAGGGACCTGAAAAAATGTCACCAGACATTCAGTCAAAAATAGAAAAGAAAGAAACTCCCTTTTCATCTATGAAAGGTTTTCCTGAGGTTACACCTGAAGGTCCTAACGCTCCATCATCATTTGAGGAGATGATTGCGTCTAAAAGATTTAAAGATGTAATTAACAATCTTAAAAGATATACTGGAATGCAAGACATCACATCTCAAAATGCTATGATGCAATTACAGATGATGGTGATGAGAGGTATGCAGGAGATTGCTCAGATTGAAAGTGATAATCAAGAATATCTTGAGGAATTAGCGGTTGAGTTAATTAAGAAAGAATTCGGTATCCCTGGAGGAGCTCTACAATTTGATGCTAAATTAACAAAACCTAGTGATATAGATTCTGAAGGTTTTAAACAAAAAGGGGAACAACCATCAGAAGATGAAGTTGAGGACATGTTTGGAGAAAACGAAGAAGAGCTCGATGACTTCATGGATGCATTTGAAAAGTTTGATTTAGAAAAGGCAAAAAGAAGATTCATTAACTCATTGATTCAAGGGGCGGCTAAAAAGTCCTCATACATGTTTGAGCTGTTAAATAGAGAATTAAACGCAATTAACCCAAGGTTATTAAATCTTTATGGTGTGTTTATGTCATTTGCCGATTCATTATATTGGTTAATGCCTGACTCAATGGTACAAGGAATGGCAGGTAGTGGTGAGGCAACTTATGGTAAATCTGAACTTGATGCTAAAACTGACCCACCAACTGTTAAGGCACGTGGAGTTAACTTACCAATTTTAATTCACGAATTGGCAAAAGGTGTTATGGAAATCGCGGGAACTTACGGATTACCACAAGATAAAAGAAGACAAGAAGCAGTTCTTAAATCTGAAGACACACTTGTCGGTGAGATTTGGGATATGAGATTAGGTCCTGTTATTTGGGAAAAATTCAGAGAGGCATACCCTGATGAATTATTTGAAGATGATAAGAAAAACTTACAACAATATTTCATGGTTAAATTTGCAGAATTAACACCGACTGAATTCTTCAAAATGGCAAAAGAAATTATGTCAGGAAGTGCAAGAGGTAAGAAAATGGTCGCTAACATGGTTCAAGAAATTAAGGACGAGTTACAACAACAAGACTTCGAAGATGCTATGGGGGGTGAAGATGATGATGACGACGACATGGATGACTTCTTAAAGAGTTTAGGAATTGGATAACATAAACCCCTCAAATATGAGGGGTTTATTATTTAAAACAGGTTAGTATATTTATTCTATATGAGTTTAACTAAAGAAGCTGTTTTAATGGAGTATGCCAAGTGTATGAAATCAACACCATACGCTTTGAAAACTTATCTACAAACGTATGATAATACAGTTCAAAAATATGTACCCTTAGAACTATTTCCTGACCAAGTTAGTTTGGTTGAGGACTATGAGAATTACAATGAAAACATTGCTTTAAAATACCGACAAGCGGGGGTATCTACAGTTACTGCCGCTTGGTCGTCAAAAAGATTAGTTTTTGCTAAAAAAAATAGACCCGAGAAGATTCTAATTATTGCAAATAAATTAGACACTGCGGTTGAAGTTGCCAATAAAAAACTTCAAAAGATGCTCTACGTGGATATACTCCTACAATATTAATATTTGATGAAGCTGCGTACATTGAGGCGGATGAGGACTTTTGGGCGGCTTGTATGGCGTCTTTATCCACAGGGGGTAAAGTAATTGTTGTATCAACACCAAATGGATATGACCCAATTTATTACGAGATTTATGACCAAGCGTTAAAAGGTATGAATGAGTTCAAAATCTCAGAAATGGTTTGGTGGAAAGACCCGAGATATGCGAAGGACTTACAATTAGTTAATGTTAAAGATATTATTCATTATTACTTAAATCGACATGAGTACCAAGAAGTTGAAATTATTGATTACAATGGAAGGGAAAAGAATTTTGAGGAAATTAGAGAATTACTTAATAAGGGTTATAAACCATCTTCATCTTGGTATGAATCGATGGTTAAGAAATTAAAGTACGACAAACGAAAGGTTAATCAGGAATTAGAATGTGCATTTTTAGGTTCAGGTGATAACGTATTTGACTCAAACTTACTTGAGAAGATTAAAAATGATGATATTAGAGACCCTGAAACAACAATGATGGGTGGAGGACTATGGATTTGGAAAGAGCCGGTTATTGGTAGAAAGTATATTATGGGAGTTGACGTGAGTAGAGGTGATAGTGAGGACTTCTCGACGTTCCAAATTATTGATTTTGAATCCCGTGAACAGGTTGCAGAATATATTGGTAAATTACCTCCAGATACTTTAGCTGAAATATGTTTTAAATGGGGTAATATGTATAATGCTTTCATAGTAATTGATATTACAGGTGGTATGGGAGTGACCACATCATTAAGACTAAGAGAATTAGGTTATAGAAACATGTATGTTGATGGTGTTGACTATAATAACAAATGGAAGTATGACCCTAAAATAAATGAAAAGATTCCAGGTATTAACTTTAATGCTAAACGTGTTCAGATTATTGCAACATTTGAGGAATATCTAAGACATGGATTAATACTTAGGTCAAAAAGAATCTTAGGTGAGATGAATACCTTCGTCTATATTAATGGAAGACCTGACCATCAAAAGGGACAACATGATGACTTAATAATGTCATTAGCAATGGCAACATACGTTGGGGAATCTTCATTTACATCGTTAAACAAGGTAACTAACCACACGAAGGCAATGATAGATTCGTGGCAGATTAATACGAACACAACAAAACCAATCGACATGGTTGTTCCAGTGGTATCCGAATCAAATTATAAAAGTAATCAACCAACCAAAAGTGATTATCAAAACTATTTATGGTTATTCAAGGGATTATAATCAAACTAAAGTTTATAGTCCAAAAAAAAATATTATAATTAAGACATGAGTGAAAATAAACTAACAATTTGGCAAAGGTTATCTCAAACATTTGGACCTAATTCTCTATTAGGACAAGATTACCCAACATACAAATTTGACAAAAAAGAATTACTGAGAACAACATCTAAAGAAGATTACGAACTCGAGAAATTACAGGCACGTCAAACAATGTATTTGGCCAACCAATGGGGTAAAATTGAGAATAATCTTTATACTCAGGCGGTGTATTATGAACCAACAAGATTGGCATCATTTTATGATTATGAATCAATGGAGTTCACCCCTGAAATTTCTGCGGCATTAGACATTTATGCTGAGGAGTCGACGACTGTAGATGCAAATGGATATATGTTACAAATATATTCCGAATCTAGAAGAATCAAATCAATACTTGCAGATTTGTTCAATAACGTATTAGACATTAATACAAACTTACCAATGTGGACAAGAAACACCTGTAAGTATGGTGATAATTTTGTTTACATTAAATTGGACCCTGAGAAAGGTATTGTCGGGTGTATGCAGTTACCAATCATTGAGATTGAAAGATTGGAGGCGGGTATGGGAGCACATTCTACGGATTCTACAACCGACCCAACAAAAAAACATTTGAAGTTCAAATGGAAACAAAAAGATTTAGAATTTAATACGTGGGAAGTTGCTCACTTTAGATTATTAGGTGACGACAGAAGGTTACCTTATGGTACCTCTATGTTGGAAAAGGCTCGTCGTATTTGGAAACAATTACTATTGTCTGAAGATGCAATGTTAATATACAGAACATCAAGAGCACCTGAAAGACGTGTGTTTAAAGTGTTTGTAGGTAATATGGACGATGCGGATGTTGAACCATATATCCAAAGATTTGCCAATAAATTTAAGAGGTCTCAAACTGTGGATTCTAAAACAGGAAACGTGGATATGAGATTTAACCAAATGGCAGTTGACCAAGATTATTTTGTACCTGTAAGAGACCCAGCACAGGCGAGTCCAATTGAGACTTTACCAGGAGCGACTAACTTGTCTGAAATTGCCGATATTGAGTATATCCAAAAGAAATTACTTACAGCATTAAGAGTACCTAAAGCGTTTTTAGGGTTTGAAGAAACTGTTGGTGATGGTAAGAATCTTTCATTACAAGATATTCGTTTTGCAAGGACAATTAACAGAATTCAAAAAAGTATGTTGCAAGAATTAAATAAGATTGCAATCATACATTTATTCTTAAAAGGTTTTGAAGATGAAATCTCTAACTTTAGATTAGGTTTAACTAACCCATCAAAACAAGCCGACCTTCTAATGATTGATATCATGAAGGAAAAAATCTTGTTGTATAAAGATATGGTTTCAGACCCTGGTAATGGAATTCAGGCAGTTTCATCATCATGGGCTAAGAAACATATTTTTGGTTTCTCAGATGAGGAAATTAAACTTGATTTACAACAGCAACGTATTGAAAGAGCGGTTGGTGAAGAATTAAAGAAAACTGCTGAAGTTATTACTCACACTGGTTTATTTGATAATTTAGATAAATTGTACGGTAAAAAAGAGGGTGATACTGCAGCTCCGCCGGCTGAAGGTGGAGATGAAATCAGTGGAGGAATGCCTTCTATGGGTAGTGAACCACCACTTGAGAGTCCGGCAGCCCCCGAATCACCGGTACCACCAATACCTGAATCGACTACTGAAACTATGAATATTTTATTGGAAAATACAGGTATGTTAGGTGAAGATGAAGTGATTGATTTATCTCGAGGAGGAAAATCTTTAGGACAAATGGGAGAACAACTAGATAAACTATTACGGTCTTGATATTTATTAAATAAAATACTAAAATGAGATTTGGAGTAATAAAAACATTAGTTGAAAATAAGTTATCAAAGTCCTTTAAAGATAATACACTAAAGGAAAATATGAGACTGTTCAATACGAAGTTATTGAAGAATAAAGATTTCTGTACTCTTATGAGTATATACGATAATCTATTGGAGAATAAGTCCTTGGATAAGGAGACGGCAAATTATTTAATTGAAGACTTAACTTCGGAGTTTAAGAAAATTAAATTAGACGAATCTACCAGTAAATTTATAAAATCATGGACTAATGACGTAGTTTTAGAGAACAACTATAAATTAATTGACGATTTATTATATGGTGATTCGATTAATCCGGAGAAAAAATCAATCGCTAGAAAGAATATCGTAGAGTCTTTAGGTAAAACTAAAACTATTGTAGAAACCAAAACTCCAAAATTACCTATTAGTTCGATGCTTAAGGTTGCTAACTCTACCGCTAAGAAATATATAGATAGTTTAAATGAGTCTGACAGAGAAAAGGTTTTGGAAATTATTAAAATGGATTCGACGAAACTTAACGAGAACTTTAGTAACCTTAGAACTGAAACTATCAGTAAATTAGATTCTTTAATAAACGAATCTGACGAAGAGTTAAAGAAAGTTCTTATTGAGACTAAAAATAAAATTGAGTCGGTAAAGGAAAGTAAAGAAGAGTACCTTAAATTACTCTCACTTAAAAACAGTCTTTAACCATAACTGCAAAGATATGTAAAATCCCGATTCGTCGGGATTTTTTTTTTGACAAATTAGTTTAATTATCGTATGTTTTATTAAAAATAAACTTCGTTATGTTAAACATTAATGAAAAAAGGAAAGTCTTGTGTGATTAAGGGGTTCAAAAATTTAAAATCAAATTACGGAACCGTAGATGCTAAAAATTTAAAATCAATTTATTTAAACATCCAAAGTTGGGTCGAACCAAAATCAATAGAAGTTAATTGGGTTAGACCCGTATCACTTCTAAATAAAAAAATTAAATCAACTATTTGTGAAATTCTAAACAGTGAGTATTTTGATGACAATTTTATTGTCGATATGGATTTAAGGACAAGTGGAATCTCAATAAAAAAGAAATCATTTATGAATTTAGAGATAACATTTTTTACAAAAAAAGAAGTTAACTTTAAATCGATTGAGTTAAAAAATTACCTTAAAACAATTGTGGAATACTTAGAATTTGAATGTTTTTTGAAAAATAATAATTTTACTTTTCATTTGAAAAAAACAGAAAATAAAGTTAAAGTGAATAATTAAAAAATCTCCAATATTTATTTTAAAAGTATTGAGATGCAAAATTATAAAATTTTATCACCAAACGAGATAGGTAAGGGAATTCTAATTGAGATGGACGCAGGTTATGTTTCTCCATCAGAAAAACATAACTCTAAATTCCTACAAGAAAGTAGAGATTTTAAGGACTATTCAAAACCATTTGAATTTTATGCGGTGTTACAAAAATACAACACTCCAAATAGAAATGGTAGAATTTACCCTGAAAGAATCTTAAAAAGAGAAGCGGATAATTACACTAAAAACTATATTGGACGTAAGACTGCGTTGTCTGAGTTAAATCACCCTGAATCGTCTCTAATCGATTTGGACAGGGTTTCTCACATCATTACAGAGATGTGGTGGGACGGTAATGTACTATTGGGTAAATTATTATTGTTAACTTCACCAGGTTTTCATGAAAGAGGAATTGTCTCAACAAAGGGTGACCAAGCTGCAAACCTATTAAGATTAGGAGTAACCTTAGGGATATCATCAAGAGGTGTTGGTTCGTTAAAAAAAGTAGGTGACCAAAACGAAGTTCAAGACGATTTTGAATTAATTTGTTTTGACTTAGTGTCATCACCATCGACTCCAGGAGCGTATCTATTTACAGAACCTGATGGTCGTTTCGCCTTTGAGGAGAACTTGCAAGAAGAAAAAGAGATGAAAGCCGCTAGGGGATTGAATAAATCGCTTGATTTAATGAGTAAACTTTCCGATTATTTGGGAAAATAACTTATTATGGAAATGGATGAAAAATATTTTGTGGCAAAAGTACAGTACGATTTGCCAGATGAGAACTCAGGAAAGATTAAAAAAGTTCGCGAAGAGAAATTAGTTAAAGGTTACAATGTAACTGATGTTGAAGCTAAGGTGACCAAAGCGTACGAATCATTCTCATATGATTGGAGAATTACTTCAGTCGCTGAGAGTAAGATTGACGAGATTTTTGAGTAATCACACTAAATTAAATTTTAAAAGGGACTAATGTCCCTTTTTTTATGCTCTAAAAAAAATAAAATATTAATTTTTACAAACAATTGCATATTTATATAAAAAATAAATCTGCAATGCAAGAAAAAAATTTGGTTGAAGAAGCGGTAATCCAATTAAAAAATTTGGAGGAAGCTATAAATGAAAACGCAAAAGAAATACTTGCTTCTACAATGAAGGAAGAAATTAGCGAGTTAGTAAAAGAGTCTATGAAAAATGAGGCTGAAGAAGATGTCAACATTGATGACGTTGAATTATCAATGGATGACGAATCATCTAATGAAGATGAAATCGAAATGGACATGGATATGGACGATGAAGATGAAATCGAAATGGATTTGGAATTAGATTCTGATGACATGGAAGATGAAATCGAAATGGACATGGATATGGACGATGAAATGGATTCTGATGATGAAATGACAGTTGATTTAACTGACGCTAGCGACGAAGAAATCTTAAAGGTATTCAAGTCTATGAATGATGATGATACAATCTCTATTGAAAAAGATGGTGATTATATTCATTTGACTGACGAAGATGATGAGTACTTGATTCAGACAGAATCTTTGGAAGAAGAGATGACTGAGGATGAAGATGGATTTGAAGTAGAAGACGAAAAGGAAGAAATCTTTTACGAAGGTTGGGATACTAACGAAGAAGAAAATGATGAGGAAATTGTTTATGAAATTGAATTAGACGATGAAGAATCTGATTGGGGTGGAAACAAACACGATTATAAGAGACGAGATGGTCACAAAATCGGAGATGTTGACGGACACTATAAAGATTATGAGATGGAAGAAGAAGTTGTTTCTGAATCTACAACACCTAAAGTTGGAAAAGATGCTAAAACAGGTAAACCAAAGTTTGACTATAAAAAGTCAAAAGGTGGATTTAACGAGAAAATGAAGCAAGCTAAGACAACTAAAGGTCACTCTCACAAATTCGAATTCACTGAAGGTGAAACTTTTGAAATGGGTCACAAAATGCCAAAATTAGGTAAAGAGGAAGCTAAAGAAGCCGCTCGTACTTATGGATTTGGTTCTAAAGAAGGAAGAGGTCTTAGAAAAGGTATCACTCCTAATCGTAATTTAACTTTTGAAAACCGTGAAATCATGGATGAGGTTGAGATGTTAAGAGCTAAAAATGAAGAATACAGAAAGGCTTTGAATATGTTCAAAGATAAACTTAACGAAGTTGCTGTATTTAATTCAAACTTAGCATATGCTACAAGATTGTTCACAGAACACTCAACGTCAAAGCAAGAAAAAATTAACATTTTAAGAAGATTTGATTCTGCAGAGTCTTTAAAAGAATCTAAAGCGTTATACAAGACAATTAAAGACGAATTAGGTACAACAGAACCTAAGTTCGTGACTGAGTCTATCGAAAAAGTAATTGAGAAAGCTCCACAGTCAGGTTCAGCAATTAATTTGATTGAATCTAAGACTTATGAGAATCCTCAATTCATGAGAATGAAAGACATCATGTCAAAAATAATTAAATAAAAATAAACAAACAAATAATTAAACCTAAAAATTAAAATGGGAGCATTATTAGAAAGTGGATTAGTAGGTAACATCGGTCTTAAGCACTTGAAAGTTATCAAAGAAGACACTATAAACAAATGGGACAAATTAGGGTTCCTAGAAGGT